CAGGATCGGATATTGTAAGCTTCCTTTTATATTCCCAGCCAGTAGCTGGCGATAAGGCCATTAGAGCTTAACCCCCTCTATTTTTATCTTGAACGTATCCCATCTAAGCATGGTCTCTGAATATCTCTTTACTCCAATTTTGATAGGATCTCTAAGCTGGGCTAGATTCCATCCAGCTACAGGCTCAATCCACAGAGTATTGCCAGAACAATAAGTCGTATCTATGAATTTAGGCTCACCGAGAATATTATACAGCTCAGCTACAGCTCCAGGAGTTATATTGCTCAGGATAGCGTCGCGCTCAGACTTACCTGCTATGAATTCAATCATAACATTCCAATTGTCTTCATCCCATCGTGAGCATTTAACATATGTTGCATCGCCATTCTTGAATTTTATAGAGAGATTTGGTTTAAGCTGCTTAAGATAGACACTAAAAGAAGTATTTAAAGTATAGCGCCTGTCTAGAAGGCTTGAGATAGAATGCGATTTAGCAAGAGTTTTGCCTATTCTAGTCGAAATGATATGCGATAAATATAAAGTTCTAGCTAGATGAGAAGTTACACTGCTAGATCTTTCAAACGTCGCCTTCAGCAGAGCTGAGAATACTAGGTCCTTAAGCTGGCGATAGTATATTTCTGCGTCGAATCTGTAACTTTCACCAGCTTTTTTCTTGAGAAGAGAATCGAATGATAAACTTTTAGAATTAAGAATTAAAGCATCGAAAGAGAAGTTTTTATAAACAGTCTTACTAAGTCTAGAATCAAACAGTATTGTCTTCTGAATCGGAAGCAATTGTAGAAGAGCATCAAACGAATAGCTTATGGAGATGAAAGAAGTCGGCTCTTCCCATGCAGAAAAAACAGCCCAAGTGGGTTCTGGGTCTGCGTATTTCCTTACGAATATCCAATCAACATATAATCTGTTTGGTGCGTTGTACTGTCTCAGTAGCACCTTTTGATCATCCGTTGGATCATAAGAAGCACTCACTGTTGTCTCATATCCTCCATCGATTAAGAGTTTTGATGTCGCAGTCCCTCCCGTCCAGTATATATCTATGATGTGCCATTCATCATCTTTTGTCTTTCCTGTACTGTATGCTGTTGAAGTACCATCTTTTCTGCAATAAAATGTGTATGTGCTATATCCATCCTGTGAATTTATTTTTAAATCGTCATTTCCGCTATCATACATATTCGAGAATCCTACTTGTGATCCTACACCACTGCCCATCTTTGCTAATGCTCGTAAAGCTTTCGGGTATGAGAAAAAGTCTATAGACCTTATAGCGTCATGATTTGATGAATCTTCCCATAATTCGAGTATTGAATCCGATACTTGTGTGTTTACTCCTGTTACTTCTACCCATTTACTTGTATCCAAACTTGTTCCTTCAAAGTCATCAAAGAACAGGAATGTTGCATCTCCGTCTTTATATTGACCCGCTGAGGAATTACCAACAAACATGTAGATTACATCAGAATTATCGGATGGTAATCGCACCCAGATAATTGCGTGATCATTATCCCACTCTTCAATCCACTGGGCAAGCTGAGTGGCAGTTAAAGGATTGTTCTCTGTCCCAAAACGTATATCATACGGAAAGTCCTCGCATTTATCGTCGCAATAGACTACACCTTGAGTGGGATCATCAGATCCAGTGCCTCGATAGACAGTTAACTTAATCTGATAATCGGAACTTTGATTCTCAGGATCTGAAATCTGAAGCTCTTTAACCCAAGACCATCCAGTATTGGGGATTAAGCCCTGAATGCTTTCCCAGGAAGAGAAAGAGGCCCAGCTAGGCTCAGTATCGGCGTATTTTCTAATTCTAATCCATGAAATTCGAATATCAAAACCGGCATACTCTCCTGATACTCCAGTTCCTATAAATATTCTATCGGGATTAGCGTATCCAGAAGAGGGAAACGAACAGTCAGAGGCATAGCCCAAAACAGAATAGTCACTAGGATCGAGGACGAAATAATCAACCTTATCTTCGATCTCATTTACGATATCAGATCTTATAACTGTATAGTCAAAATCTCCAGGATCATAAAGAAGGATGGAACTCCAGCCATCAAAACACCAGAATGCATGAGGATTCTCATCCTTTCCCTCATATTCGGAAGGTCCTATGTCGCCTTCGCTATCTCTTAGATAATACCAGCATTGTTTAACATCAGCATCTCCAGGATCCAATATCCTAATTTTTTGTTCGAATACATACTTTTGCACTGAAATACTAAAGTATCGCATTGCATATCCGGTGCTAGTTGAAGGCTCGTGATAGACCCGTAATTCATCAGCCTCCGCAGAAACAGTGACAGGACCAGAAGTGACCCAATTATCTACATCTTCTTTGTCAGAATAGAAAAGAAATGTCTCACTTCCATTACTATAGAAGGAAGCCTTTGAGTTTCCTATGAACATATATATTTTGTCTGCGTTATCCGGTGGTAGCTTAACCCAAATAACTGCCTGATTAGCATCATAGTCTTCGATCCAATGTGGGAGTTGGATTGCTGTTCCTGGATTACTTGTGGTACCAAAACGAATATCAGACGGAAACGCCTCACATTTGTTATTACAATATACTATCCCATCAGCAGGAACATCAGAACCATCTCCAGCGTAAACAATAAGTCGCAGCTGATAATTATCGCTTTGATTATCAGGATCAGAGACCGTAAGAGTCTTGACATACGACCATCCAGTATTTGGAGATATTCCAACGTGCTTCCAGGTTCTAAAGGAACTCCAAGTAGGAGCCGGATCGGCATATTTTCTGATCCTGATCCAGGTGATTCCTATATGAAATGAACCCTGATAGCTAGTACCATCTGAGATCATTAAATGATGTAGGGATGAAAAAGAGGAGGAAACAAAAGCTTTATTGGTTGCAGATGCAAGGATTGAATAGTTGTCTGGATCCAAAATGTAATAATCAACCTTTTGATTCTCCTCGTCTATTACATTCCGCCTAATTACTTTATGATCAAATGATCCAGGATCATAAAGGACGTAAGCTGTATTACCATCATAGTACCAAAACGCATCCTGATTGTCATCTCTGCCTTCCCATTCTGCTGGTCCTGTATTATCGGAACTGTCTCGAAGAGAGTAATAGCATTGCTTTTTCGTAGCATCTGCAGGTTCTAGTATTCTAATTTTTTGCTCAAAGATGTATTTCGTCTCAGAGACCGAGATTTCTCTTTTTGCATATCCTGATTCAGAGCTCGGATCTTGCTTGATCCGAAGTTCATCGCCTTCTGCATATACTACGACCGGTATGGTTGTGATCCAGTTATCTTCATCGTCTTTATCGAGAAATAAAGAAAAAACGTTCTGAGCGTCACTATAATAATTAGCTGAGTAATTGCCAATAAACATATAGATTGTATCGGTATTGTCGGAAGGCAGCTTAATCCAAATAATAGCCTTTGATGAGTCATAGCTCTCAATCCATTGATGAAGCTGGGTGGCAGTGAGAGGATCGTTAGTTGTGCCGAACCTGATATCGTTTGGAAAATTTACGCATTTGTTATTGCAATAGATAATGCCAGAAGAAGGATCGTCAGTTCCCTCTCCAGCATAGACTATTAGCATGATTTGATAGTCAGCGCTATTATTGCCGGGATCAGAAATAGTTAGCTCTTTATACCATTGCCAACCAGAGCTTGGATTGAGAGCCATATTAATCAGCGGTATTAGAACATCTAACCGCCAAATACCTCTCTTTCGAGGCGTGCTACTTTAACAGCTATATCATATGGTTCGGAACCATAGTTTATGGTTGTAGTGAAACCACTTTTGTCTATTCTGTGCTTATAGGACACAATATTGAGATCTTCATTGAAGCCTAAATTAGGAAGTTTCAGTCTAAACTTAGAATTAAGAGACACTCCTGTTATACCATAAATCGTTATGCTACCAGTATAAAGACCATCTTTGTAAGTATCTACTATTGTTCTAGCTAATGTCTCCGCATCATTTCTATTGACTATTAAATTCTCAGATCTTCTCTGGAAGTGCAAGCCATATTTTTCTATTGAACCAGAGTCAGCATACATGCCGGTTATATTGTCATAGTTGAATGCTAATATCACATCCAATTTATGATCAGGATCGTTGGTCCAAGTAGCACCACTATCAGTAGAGTAGTATAATGATCTAGCTATATCCTTGATGTGCATCCAAGTTATTTCTCCTGAGATGAATGCGAAATCTCCTATATCACCCTGTCCTGAACAGGCTGTATCTATGAGTGAGAATCGAAGAACAGAGAAATTGTGTGGCCTGCCGTCTCCAAACTGGACGTTACCATCTAGTGTAAGATTGGATAAATTGAGTGTGTCTTTTAACTCACCATCCACATAGAAATATAGCTTACTGCCCGATATTTTGCAAGCATAAGAGCTAGATCCTGTAGGATACCATGCCGTTGCAGCATACTGAGGATATCCTCCTTTCTTTGTCCTAATCCAAGTCGAGACAAATGCTCTTACTCTTTTCTGGAATGAATCCGCAAAATAGAATGGAAAAGTATATGGAAAGGTATCTTCTGTCATTCTTCGTTATACTTATCGAGTAAAGTTTGGAGATAATGTCTAGACAGCTCGAATGTTGGTGGTGAGAAATGAGAGAGATCTCTAAGCCTCCTCAATAGTTCTCGAGATACTGATAGATATTCGGCCAGTGTTAATGTTTGGTCTATCAGTCGAATAGCCAATAGAATATCAATTTCAAGCTCTTTCTCATCAGAAAAAGCTTTATTCCAATTATATAGCAGGGTCAATAACTGTCTTATCATATTACGCATTTCTGTATCAAGCGGATTCTCGATGATGAGTAATTTGGTATCCTGAAGGAAGCTATCGAGCACATTCTTTTTCGCTTTGGGCTTCACGGAATCGCTCCTCATTTTGGCCTCAATATCACTTATGCATCGAACCAACTCTCTCCGATAAAGCTCCTTCCATTTAGGTCCATACAGTTCTAAAAGGATCTGCCTATTCAGCAGCTCTTTTAATTGCTCTATTTCTTGCATCCTCATACACCTCCAATAATAGTCTTATAGATGCTCTCTTTTCTGGTGCGATACGCGACATCATATCTTCTAACAGGCCGAGCTCCTTTAACTCTAGTATTATTCCGAGTATTTTCCAATGCTCGACCATACAGACAGTTGGGATAGGGGCAAACATATTACCTGTAGCCTCGAACTGAGCTCCTAAACATCCGCTGCTACAGAGATATTTAAGAATGCATGATTCGCACACTGGAAAATCTCTAGTCGTAGCAGATAAGATACTAACCAAGACCTCTGGATTCCTAGCTTTTACTCCAACTATACGTCCCTTTCTAACTATAAACTTGCCAGCTATTAAAGGCTCATAAGAAAGTCTATGACAAGGCACAATAGCCAGATCCCCCAATCGAACTGTTAGTGTACTTTGTATTGAACATCCTATCCCCCTTCCACAGATCGAAAAAGGAGAGCTGAGAATATTAAAGCCTCTTTTCTCGAAGATGAAATCAAAGAATGCCTTAGAATCTCGCTTAGCAATCTCCTCCCAGACATAGCGAACTAAAAAACGCATAAATTTATAGAGCTCATATATTTGTCTCTCATTCCACTCTTCATTCCTGACTTCTAGCAAATATAGGCTCTCTTTGGGCAGGTTGTATTTCTCATGCATCTCCATGAACCATAAAAAGTTTTTCTGCCACAGCTCGATGCCACTTGAGTAGACCATTGGATGGAAGCCAAAGCCCCATTTAGCAGCAAACGCAAAGGCCTTGTCATAGAAGGCATCATCATAAGGTCTATTGCATTTGAAGGGTCTGTTCAGATTTTGCAAGTATCTACCATCTATAGATGCAGAGAGAAAAACTCGTCTAGTTTTTAGCCGTTCTTCTATCTGAGCAGTAAGATCATCGTCAAAGAGAAAAGTCATATTAGTCGGAATAACAACTTTAGTTTTCGGCAGATTCTCTAAGACATAGTCGAGAATATCAAAGAAATACGGTAGTATCGTGGGTTCCCCCGAGAAGATTTCTAATTTTCCAGCAAAATCCCTTTCTTTTAGCCAGTTTGTTAGTATCTTGCTGTTTTCAACTATTTTCTCAGCCTTTCTTAATCGCCTTGGATAGAGCTCATCACCATATCTTCGAAGATAACAATAGCGACAATTGAGATTGCAATCTGTAGTGATGTAGTATTCGACCTTATCGAAATTCATGAGACCTTCCTTTAAGCCTCTCTCAAATGTGTGATTAAGAAGGGAGGTTAGCAGCTCACTTTGTTCTTTGTAATACATCTTTGAGGAGTTCTTTGAAGGCTCCATTGCCCCATAACCTTATCAAAGAAGTGGGTATCACATTAACAGAGGAAGTGTTAAGAATATTCTCCATAGGACAAGAGAATGCAGTATTGAGAAACAGAGCAAGAAGAGTAGCTATGTCATCATTCAAATAGATTCGAGATATCTGCCCCGCTATAGCAAGCTCTTTAATCAGAGACACTGTACCTGCTAGCTTATTTCTCCAAAAGTCATGATAGCATCGGAGTGCGTATTTGAGTTTAAGTACCTTCTCTTCATCATCTATGGGCACTATATAGAATTTATTCAGCAAGTCTATTGCATCACGCTCTAGTAGGGAAACATCCCAATTCTTGTATTCTGGCATATTAAGGATTTCTCGTAGATATCTCTCTTCGTTGAGGAAGAACGTTCGGTGACATATATGCAGACAGGCCTTATGATCGAAGCCAAAATTAGAGTCACCCCCTGAGCAGGTGAACATCGAAGGTTTAGTGGGCAAAGAGGGAAAGAAGTTCATTAACCGACAAAATCTCCAAGTATAGGAAGAAGCACGGTATTTATGCAACTCCCTAAGAAACTGACCGAATAGCTTGCCGTCATCCGAAGTGTATCTACCCGGTACTTCTAGAGTATAGCTAAAGCTTGGCCTAAATATCAAGTTTTTATTCTTGATAGAACTAGCTATTCTTGACTCCAGGTCCTCTGCAAAATTAATGACATCTTTCATTAAGTCATGTTCTAAAATGTATTGCATATTAGCTGGCGTTAGAGTAGGCTTTAGCTTTATTTCTATAGTATTAGCTAAGTCTTTTTTGTTAAGCCAATCTATGAAAGCAAAGATATTATCTATTACCTGATCTAATATACCCGGCATTCTATTCATGCCATTTATGTATTCAGGACCATCAATGGAGAATTGAACATTAAGATTATAGCTGCGATCTATGGCGGTTTTGGCTATTCGCTTTAGATTGTCCAAATTCATGCCATTTGTAGAGAATGAGATAGTCTGCAATCGAGGAAGATGTCTTGCCGCTTCTTCAATGCATTGGACCGCTAATTCATAGGGCAGTGTCGGCTCTGCACCCCAGAGGCCAAGGTATTCAATAGAGTCTTTAGGCAATTTTTCGAGGAGATTAGGTAGGACTCTGAGAGACTCTTGAAGACTCCTCATACTCTTAGTCTTTGGAATATAGCAGTATTTACAATGAAGATTGCAAATCGCAGATATAAAAATTTCTATTGATTTCATGTATGGGTCACCACTTCTCCTATTTCAATCGTACTATTTTCATCAGTATGATAGGTGTTATAATATTGATCATCATGGCCGCTGTCGTCACTCGAATAATAGTTTCCATGTTCATCCCAATCAACTCCAGAATTATAGCCACTTTTATAAGAGCCGTGATCATTATTGTCTACCGATGAGTTGTAGCCTGAATCGTATCCAGATTTGTCAGTGACGCATGCAAGATTATCCTTTATCGAATCAATATTTTGTCTGATTTCGATTATATGGCCCTTACGAATTATGTCGCCTACGCTTATAGCCTGCCATTCGAATGCCATATTATTCTGCATATACTCCATCTACAACATAATGATCAGGAGAGTAGTCCGTGTACACCACACCCACATGATGAGTGCTATAGACGGAAGAGTGTTCAGATGAATCGTAGACTTGATGATCAGAATTGCAATGATTTACAAGATAGGTGTCGTAATAGGTTGTATCGTAAGAAGAATAATAAGTCCCCTTATCGATTCGATCGTCATCATTATCTACTGTGCTTCTGTAAGTAGAGTCATAGCCTCCATTATCTCCCCAATCGACACCGCTCTTGTAGGAACTATCGTATCCAGAATCATCTCCAGAATCTACAGATCCTTTATAGCCACTATCGTGCTCTCGGCAGTAATTCATGTCATCTGCATAATCTGTTTTATCTCTGAGCTCTTGTATATGATCTTTCTTGATTATCTGACCGACGCTAACGGGAAAGTAAGTCCATGAAGGCGGATCTAGCTGCAGATCTTCGTATAGATCCTCGAGATTATCCTTGATTTCATTGAAGTGTGAAGCCCGTATAATATCACCCTTATTAATAGGGGTCCAAGAGTAGCCCATGATTCTCTACATTATCCATAGACAGCTAACGGACCAAGTGGTTTCCAGGAGGAGCCGTCATAAATATACAGACAATGCTCGTCTAGCTTATAAAATACATCGCCTTCATTAGGATCGGATGGAAAAGTCGTGCCGCTAACGAAATAATGTGCCCCTTGAAGCCACTCTTGCTTGGTTAGCTCATCACCAACATCCCTATGCTCTATTCCTCTAGCCATATTACAAATCAAATTCTATACCAAACATAGTCCTAGTAACAGACTCATAATCACATAAGCCTATTCTTAGCCTTGGTCTAAATCTACCATCATCAGTATGTAGCCATTCACCCATACCAGCTCCAGAGGCATAAGAGTGAATTTGAGCGGAGATTGTAAATTCAATTTGGTCGGTAAATGCTGGATTGTCTAGCTGGATATCAGTAATACGCTCTGAATCATAGTCAAGATAGGTATTAGCTGAGGCGTAACCTCTGCATTTAGCAATAAATTTAATGGAATTAGTTGCATCATCCCACCAGACATCGTCATAGTCTACACCATCTAGATCCCAGCTCTTAACCATAGTGGGTTCAGAGGAAAAGTCATAGGTGTCGTCTATGAGGTCTATGTAGCCTATTTTCCAGAATTTAGAAGATGTTGCATCAGGTGCATGAAAGACTATAAAGTAGCTCTTATCACTATCAAGAGGCAATCCGTTAACAAAGTTGTGCTGGAGATAAGTTGTGGGAATAGACCTCGGGACATCACCTCCATACCAAGCTATTCTATCCGAAGATGGAACTATGCTGCCAGGCAAATCAGACTCCTCGTTCTGTATGCGACCCTTAAGAACATCTGGAATCTCTGAACCCGATATTGAGACCTTAACCGATACAGCTGATAGAATATTTCTATGCAATGGCGGTATGCCGAATCTTTGGGCCACAAACTTGTCAGAGGAATCGAGAATGTAAAAGCCAGGATTGCTCTGTGTACGCCTAGAAGGCATCAGCCTTTCATAGGCTCTAGCCCCAACAACAAGAGATTTGTTGACTATAGTCTCATCAGACTTTTCTATAGGTGTCATCTTAATAATGTCAGTCTCAGTGACTGTGAATTGAACAGCGGGCTGTATCTCATAATAATGCAGCTTACCCAGATTATCAACATAGAAATGTCTACCATCAAACTTAGATATCCTGGCTATCGCATCGCCCACTGTCATAAGCGAAACATCTATCTCTTCTATGAAGTTACCCTCATGGTTTGTGACGTCCGGTGGAATGACGTATATACCCCCACCTGAGCAGTAAGAGGCGACTAGAGAGGAGACAATATAGCAGGAATAGCAAGACTGATAGATTGTGTGTTCAGGGATGTGAAAACGCCATAAATCATAGGTTCTTCCGATGCACTGAATATCAATGAGTGGAGTGCCACCTAAAGATTGTTGTATTCTCGAAATATATCCAGTAAATTCGAGGGAGTTATTGATGTAAATATGAACGGTGTCATTGATCGTAAACTGGGAAGGATCGCTACTAAATAGACTTATTCTTGCATCTTTGAAGTATTTCTCATTGGAGTTTGTGATTTCTAATAGCCTAACCTTATTCTCCTCTCCAGTGATTATCATAGCATCTGATTGACCGGATCTGAATATAATCTTAAAGGTCGTCATACTGGTGCGGCTAATCTAGCACGATACTTCAATTCATTGAGGAATTCCTCAACATTCATTACCCCTTGGACATATATGGGTCCGGTGATCGTCCAACTCTCGGAGTAAGTAGTTGTGGCAGCTGGAATGGTAGTTGCAAACAGGCCGCCATGCTGCCCAGCAAGCTCAGGCAGGTATCTCGGAAGAAAGGCAGAGAGCAATTTTGCTGTTCTTCCTGGATAGTTGAGTGGTAATAATAGCTCTGGTCCCCTTTCTCCGGCAATTAATATAGTAGGCTTTCGAATCAAACCTCCAAATTGACCTACCACCATGTCTTTCTCCATGTCACCGAGAATCCAATCAGAAGGCACCGGTATGGGTAATCCGAAGGGCCCGGGTATGGGCATCCATTTTGGCTTTTCTTTCTCCTTCACCGTCTTAATTTTCTTTGTGATAGTAATGGTCCTCGGCTTTGCAATTTCATCTAGTTCCGCATTCACCTTCTTGAGTTCATTCTCAATGTCAATTATAGAGGGGAGAGACTTCTCCTTAGCTTTTTCGACCGCAGAGATAAATCCGTCCCATGAATCTGCACCAGGTATCAAGGAGAGTATATCGTGATAGGACATTGTTTTGTATAATTCGAGATATGCGCTACCAACTTTACCTATAGTGAGCGCAGCGACAGCCTGCTCTTCAGTAAGGGTATCCCATGTTATGGTCTGGTCATCCAATGCTATTCTTATATATTCTAGCATCTTATCTGAATCACCAAGAGCATCTGTGAAAATCCCCAAGCCTCTCGCAGCCTCCATGAATGCACCCTCTATCGAAGATGTCTCATCAGAACTTCTATAAATTGATCTCCAATAATTCCAGATAGTCTCTGTGATACTAACAAATTGATCCTCTTGCTCGGAGAATGCATCACGAAGACTCTGCTCTGCTATCCTAATCTCCTTAGAAATTTTAGCTAATGCATAATATTTCTCTGCTAATTCACCCGTGGCTAGATTAGTTGATATTAAATTGTTAGCATATGTACTCAAATCAGCTTGAAGCCTTCTAAGTGTATTTTGATAGGTGATTAATGAATTGACGTAATTCTTAGCGATATCGATCTGATCTGGGGTTAGGAATTCAGGAGGAGCAGGGGGCTTTCTGCCGGCAGAAACAGCTTCCTCATATGCTGCTACCCATTCTAATAGCATCCTTCGTTGTTTAGGGGTCAAGGCACTAAGCAAACGGCTAAACTTAATTTGAGATTTCATCATGGCTCCATATGATTTTTCAAGATCCTTTCTACCTTCTATAAGCTCTTCGGTGATCCAACCTTCCTTCGCAAGCGCATCCCATAAGTCTCTTACGTCTTTCAGTGTGCTGTGTCTGAGCTTATAGAGTCTCTCTTCGATATCTAGAACTTTCTTTTCGCTTTCTGCTAGATTCTTGAATTTTTCAGCTAGTACCTTATTAATATTCTCATGAATATAAGCAAGAGCATTAATCTTGGCCTCTAGCTCTGCACGCTCAGTTTGGAGTTGATAGAGCTTAAACTGAGCTTCATATGCTGACATTATAGCATCAGCAACATTACGCTCTGCAGCATCCATAGCAGAAAGTATTCTAATTCGCTCAGATTCCAAAGTATTAAGCTTATTCATTAATTCTGCTCTTTCTTGATCATTTTTAATTATATCATTCTGCACAGAAACGAGTCTATTCCAAAGCGATAACGATTTCTCGGACTGAGCACCGCTCTCTGCTACAGCTCTATTATACTCATCTAGCGCTTTGCTTTTCTCTTTCTGTAATTCTTCATCACGCTCATCAAGAGCTAAAAGATCACTCTTTAATTCATAGTATTTATCTAGATTTGTACCAAGCTTGGATAAGCCATCAGAGAGGCCAGATAAAATCTTAATGAGATTGGAAAAATGAAGATTTGCATCCCTTTGAGCTTCAGAAAGTTCCTTTTCAGTCTCTTTTATTCTCTGTAAAACTTCTCCGAAATCCTCTCCAGAGGCTCTTGCTTCCTCTAGTAAAGCCCTCTGCTCCTTAAGAGTTCTATTTGCATCTTCGATTCTCTTTACTGCATCCGACCAAGCATCTAATTCTTTAGTGACCTCCGGCAACTTTGCTCGTACTTTATCAGCGATGGTTGGAATGATTCCAAGCGATTGTCCTATGCGAGTTGCGAGTCCACCTAACTCGTCTTTAAAGGTGGTTATGAATGGCAGAACTGCAGATATTGCAATAAGTGCCAGGCCAAGAGGGCCGGTAATAGATGCGCCCAATAATTTGAGCATGAGAACTGCAGATGCAATCCCACCTGCTGCGTTTATAGCGGCAACGCCCAATTTATTTAGCCCAGCTTCTCCCGCAGCAGTTCCTATAGCCACTGCTGTCATTGCGGGAATCATAGCAGCAAAAGCGCTCTTAAGAGATATTGCTTGATTTCGCACATTTGCTAGAGTAATAGCCAATATGGTTAGTGATGTGATAACAGCTTTAACTGTGTCGGGGATCTTATCACCTACGACCATAAAGGCAAGCATCTCTGCAGTGAGAAGACCAAAGGAACCCCATAGCACCCTAACTGAGGTGTTTAGCTTAAGAGTCCTATCTAAAAAGACCGCTATATTCACTCCAGCTTGTTTAAGAGCAGCCCCAAACCCAAGAGTGGAATAAGTAGATGCTATGAGGTTCTTGTTAAGGACAGAAAGGAGAAATGAGAGAGCCTTAAGTATTCCAAGGGTGAAGATAGCAGCAGTAGCTGTGCTAAGCAATATACCCATGAAGGTTTTCCCACCAGCTCCAACTTTACCAAATATTTTTCCTATGATAGTTAGGGGAGTCAAAAGAGCCCTAAATGCTGGTAGAACATATGTCTCAAGTGCCTCAGCTGTGGAGACAATGACCGGCTTTAATTTAGAGCCAAAATCTTCAGCTAGAAGGACAACAGCATTTCTTAAGAGTCGTAAGGCACCCCATAATGTTGCTATCTGCTTAGACGCAATCTCTGCAGTAATACCTGCTGATGATTTCAAAATGGTAGATAGTCTGGCGACTTCATCAGCGTTCTCTACTAGTGCTATAGCTGCTGCAGCAGTCCTAGCTCTGAACATTGCCGATGCTTCTGCAGCACTAAAGCCTGCTGCTCTGAGCTTATAGAGTATATTCACAAGCGAAGTGGTTTCAGGATTCAACTCTGCAGCGGATATGCCAAGGGATGCGAGAGCTTTGTTAGCCTCCTGAGTTGGTTTTAACAGCTTTGTTAAAATCATATTAAGCCTTTGACCAGCTTGTGAACCCTCATAACCTCTATCGACCAACACTGCGAGAGAAGCAAGCACCTGCTCAAGCGGAATGTTTAGCTCTCCTGCTATTGCACCAACATATTTCATACCTTCTGCTAATCTCTGAGCGTTGAGGAATGAATGAGAGATTGCCGAAGTGAATTTATCGACTATCGATGCAGCAGTCTCACCTTGATCTCCAAATTCCTTAAGTGTTCTTATTACTATTTCAGTGGCGTCAGCTAAGTCTATTTGCTGAGCAGCTGCATAATTTAATATCGGTAAGAATTCCTTCTCTGAGAATTTGGTGACATCATAGCCTGCTGAGGCGATAGAATACATTGCTTCTGCTATTTCATTTGCAGAATAGATGGTCTTAGCACTTAGTCTCAATGCAAATCGTTTTATTGACTCAACTGCCATATCAAATGCTCTTCCGAAGTATCCAGAGACTGATGCAGCCATCACGACTGCCTTTTCGAAATCCTGAAATGTATTAACGGCCCACTGTAGAGTTCTGACTGATCGCATGACTATCTGAACTCCAATGGTGAAAGAAAGATAGTGTTGAATGTGCTGAGACAATGTTCTGATCCTAGACCTCCAAGCTGCAAGAGTCCTATCCGCCTTTGAGACGTCTATAACTGGTGTCCACTTACCAGTCTCAAGCCATTCAAACTGTCTTCGGAAGTCCTTAGTTACAGGAGCTAATTTCCTTGAGATGTTTCTTCGAATAGATGTCGCCCAGCTCTTAACACTAGTTGCAAGAGGCTTTGATAAATTGTCAGCCATCTGTTTTCCAACAACTCTTGCTACTGCTGGGAATTTCTTAAGGGATGCTAATGCAGGCTTAATATCGATATCTAAACTCCAAGCATCATAAGATATTGGAGCTGGCATATCACTTCCTTCTTAATCTAGATGCCTTCGCCTTTTGCTCAGCCTTCTTTAAGGCCTCTAACTCTTTCTTCTTTCTCCACAATATACACTCCTCAAGGAATTTAACACCAAGAGGGTCTTTCTCTCTCAATTCGCCTATCTCTCTAGGCGTTTTACCTAATAATTTACAAAGCTCAAACTCAAGCTGACCTAAACCACTATTTACGAAAGGATTCAAGCTCCTTATCACTTATTCTAGGAGCCTGAGCAGCTGTAATGACTTCGTTTATGAAATTCTGTAATGCAGTCCATGTAGCTACTTCAGACCAGAATTTCTCATCTAGTTTAGGCTTAATGCAAAGAGAAGCTGCAATCTTAGGAAGTCTTTCGTAGGCTTCTTGGAATGCTTTGATGTCTTCATCACTTGGATTTTCTCCAGTGAATCTAGAGACTGATAGCACCAGCCTAATTAATTCAAACATCTCAGAGTGTGTAGGTCTTCTTGTCATCACAGTTCTTTTAGTCTCGGGAGAAGTCTCGAAAGTGATATACAAGACATCTTCCTTAAAGTCTCTTTCTAGCTTCTCTCTAGTTGCAAGCTCTTTAAAGAACTCAAGAGCCTTCTTCTCCTCAGTCTTTCTTAATTTAGCCTCAAATTCCTTCCACTTATCCTGAGTGGTCTGTTGTTCTGTCATACTACACCTCCAATTCAGGCATGTGTATAGCCTGAGCTAATGACTACATACTGAACAGCTGAAAACATCAGCCACAAATCAGGAGGAGGAACATGGAACATAAAAGGAGGATGATAGTCGATTAGTCACTTATTTTCACTCCACCCGTAGCTAAGTTTGTCTTAGTGACGTTCTGAGGATCGAGAACTACAAAATCAACTGATCCCTCAGAGACTGTGTCTGCATCACCAAGTGATATCTCAAATCCAGTTATGAGTCCGCTCTTGAAGTAGAAGTGTAGAGATTTGTCACCAGCAGAGCCTGATATTGTAACCATAGATCCATTTATCAATGCCTCAAGAAGCACACCAGCTGCAGAGTTATCTAGCTTAGTTGCTGTAAGTGACCCTTCTACTGAGAGCGAACCAGCTCTGAAATCATTACCTCTTTCACCGACTAATTCAGTCTCAATAGTATCCCTAGACAATGTGAGCGTAAAGTCAGAAAGTCCTAGGGTGGAGTGAGTCTTAGATGCGATCGTTATCTTTGCACTCTCCCCCGTATAAGTCTCAGGATTTGCTCCCATATTACGCGTCAGATATATGGCCGTTATCATATGTTACATTGTATGGATCGAGTACTGTGAAGTCTATGCTAGCCTCAGTGATTGTTGATGCATCTCCGAATGTGACTTCATAGGACGTAACTTGGCATGAGACGAAATACCAGCTGAGATTGCTATCAGCTACTGAGCCTGATATTATAAGTAATGTATCTGGATCAATGATGCTATCTAAGGCATCAGAATTTCCAGATGCAGCAAATTTACAGTTCGTCAAAGACCCTTCGATAGAGAGCTTACCAGGCTTTCTGAGATTACCGGTCTGACCTACGAGTTCCTGCTCAACTATGTCTCTGCTGAAGGACAGAGTAAAATCGGATACTCCCCAGAGACTTACGCCTTTGTTTGGTAGCTCAGATGGGCTAGTGGATATGAAGATTTTTGCATCCTTCCCAGTTACTATTCCTGCCATATGACCACTCTATTATCGGCCTTACATCAAGACATACATCATTTCTTCAACAATGATGGAATCTTATTACGCCACCTCGCTACAGTAGCTTCGACAAAGCCCTTTTTCTCCTGGCCTCTAACCATAGCTTTTCTTCTAAC